AGGGCGTCCAGGCCCCCATCCCCGCGACCGCCATCCTTGCAAAGGCGCTGCAGGGTCTCGGCGCGGGCGTTCTGGAACAGCAGGCCGAGACGAAGCAGCGCGAGCTGCGCGAGGGCGACATCAAGAAGGGCCAGGAGTTCGCTGCGGCGCTGCAGGGCGCGAAGACGCCGGAGGAGCGGCAGGCGCTCGCGACGACGGCGCTCGGCGGAACCCTCGGGCAGCGCGCGCAAGCGATGGCTGGACCGATCTTCACAATGGCGGAAACTGCGGCCGAAAGGGAAGCCAACAGGGCATTCCGAGAAACGGAGTCCGCGAAGGCGCGTGAGGCGCAGGCCTCAAATCAGGAGGCAAATCGCCAAAACCAGCTGTTGATGGCGAGCATGATGGCGCAGCTGCGCGCGCAGGGCATGAGCGACACGGCGGCGTTTCGCGAGGCGCAATTGCGGCTGCAGGAAGACACTGCTCGCACGCGGCAGGAAGCCGAGCGCAACAAGCTTCCGGTGCCGGTCATCACGGCTTACGGAACGGCGGCGCAGAACGAGCGGCAGGCAGGATCGGTCGTGCAGTCTGTGGAACAGCACATCGAGGACATCAAGACCGGAAAGCTGCCTCTTGGCGTCGTTCCAAACACCGAAGCGCAACTTCGCAACTGGCTCGGAAAGTCTACGCCCGAAAGCGTCCTCTATGCCGATTTCCTGCGGACAATCGATCAGTCGGTGAATGCGGTGCTGTCGGCTGCCAAGGGCACCCAGACCGAAGGCGACGCTATCCGCGCAAGAAATCAGATCCTGCGAAATCCGAACGATGCCGCCGTCGTGCAGGGCGCGCTGAAGGATCTGGCCAAGTCCGTGAAGGAATCGCAGGACATCTACCGCAACACGCTGAACCAGCTCGGCAGTCGCTATTCGGGCTTGGAGCATCAGCGGATGGAGCCCGTCTTGCCGCCGCGCGCACCCGCCGCACCCGGCGCTCCGCCCGCACCCGCCGCACCCGGCGCTCCGCCCGCACCCGCCGCACCCGGCGCTCCGCCCGCGCCCGCCGCGCCCGGCGCTCCGCGCGCGCCCGGCGCTCCGGCGGCTCCTGGCGGTCAGCAGAGGCCCGCGGCTGCCCCGGCAGCGCCTGCCGTCGGGACCGTCGTTAACGGATACCGCTTCAAGGGCGGCGATCCGGCGAACGAAGCGAATTGGGAGCGCCTCTGATGGCCGGGCCGTGGACGCAGTACCAGCCGCAAGCGCAGCCAGCGCCTGCCGCGCCGGGGCCGTGGACGCAGTACCAGCCCGCCGCCCCCGCCGCCCCCGGCCCGCAGGAGGCCCCACAGGCCCCGCAGGCTGCCCCACAGGCCCCGCAGGCGACGCCACCGACCCCAGCCCCGTCATGGTCGGAGGTTCCAGGACAGGCGTTCGTGAATGCGCCGAAGTCGTTAGGCCAACTTGTCGGCGGCCTGTACGAAGCCGTGACCAGCCCGGTGCAGACGGTCAAGGCCGCTGGCGACGTTCTCGGGGGCGCACTGCGCGCGGCTGTTCCCGAGAACGTTCGCAATTTCATCGACCGCTTTGACAACCCCGAAACGACTAAGCGCATATCCGAAGCCGCATCGGCTGCAGGCGGCATGCTCAAGGAGCGTTACGGCAGCGAAGAGGCGCTCCGCCGCACCATCGCGACAGATCCCGTTGGCTTCGCAGCCGACGCCTCGATGCTGCTGACCGGCGGCGGATCTGCTGCGGCCCGCAGCGGCTCTTTCGTGCAGCGCGTGGCTCCGACCGGCGGCGCGATCGCGCGCGCGGGCGAGCGCGTCGCAGACATCGGCGAGACGGCTGCGAAGCTCGGGCAGGCTGTCGATCCGATCACCGCGAGCGCGCGGGGCGTGGCGCTAGCTGGCAAGGGTGCTGGCGTGATTGCCGCGCCGGTCGCCGGAATGGTCACTGGCCAGGGCGGAAAGGCGGTGCGCGAGGCTGCCGAAAGCGGCTTTGAGGGCGGCCGGCGCGGCGCTGCGTTTCGCGAGCAAATGCGCGGCGGCGATGCGGCTGCGGCGGTTGCCGAGGCTCGCGATGCACTCCAGAACATGCGTCAGCAGCGGTCGGCAGAATACATGTCGAACCGCGCGCTATGGGGAAACGATCCGACGGTTCTGAACTTCGGCAACATCGATCGCGCCGTGCTCAACGCCGAGAACCTTTTCACGTTCAAGGGTGTTCCAAAGGACCTGAAGGCCGCAGATGTCTACGAGCAGATCAAGGCCGCGGTGAACGAGTGGCGAAGACTCGATCCCGCTGAATATCACAACGCCGCAGGTCTCGACGCGCTCAAGCAGCGCGTTGGGGGCATCATCGAAAGCATCCCGCAGGAACAGAGGGCCGCGCGCGCCGTCGGGACGCAGGTCTACAGGTCGATCTGGAACGAGATCCAGCAGCAGGCCCCAAGCTACGCCAGGTCGATGAAGGCGTTTGAGGATGCCAGCAAGCAGATCGAGGAGATCACGAAGACCCTCTCGACGGGCAAGGGCTCCATCGACACCGAACTGCGCAAGCTGCAAAGCATCATGCGGAACAACGTCAACACGAACTGGGGTCAACGCGAGAAGCTGGTCGAGGCGCTGCAAAAGGCTGGCGCGACCGAGATCATGCCCATGCTGGCCGGGCAGTCTTCCAGCTCGTGGACGCCGCGAGGCATTCAAGGCGCGCTTGGAGGCGCTGCCGGTCTTGGTGCGTTGGCGACCAATCCCATGCTGCTGCCGTATCTGGCCCTTAGTTCCCCGAGGCTGATGGGCGAAGTCGTCCACGCCGGAGGCCGTGTCGCCGGTGGCGCGCAGCGTTTGGCAGACGTTCTCGGTAGAACGCCCTACACGCCTTCCGTCGGCCAGGCCGCGCGCTACGGTGCCGCAGTCCAGCGTTATCAGAACCAGGAGCAGACCCCATGAGCTTCAACGGCTCCGGCACCTTTCAGATCAACACCGCGGGCCAGCCGGTCGTCGCGGGAACCGTCATCACGGCCACCGCCTTCAATGCCCTGACCGCGGACCTCGCCACCGGCCTCTCGACCTGCGTGACGAAGGACGGCCAGACGACCGTCACCGCGAACATCCCCATGGGCGGCAACAAGCTCACGGGCCTCGCGGCGGGCACGGCAGCAGCCGACAGCGCCAGGCTCTCGCAGGTCCAGGGCGGGGTCGTCTCGCTGCTGGGCGTCACAGGCATCGATACCATCGCGGCATCGGCCAATCCCGTCCTGACCAGCTACGCGACCGGCCAGATGTTCTGGTTCGTGGCCGCGGGCACCAACACCGGCGCCACCACGCTCAACATCGACGCTCTGGGCGCCAAGAACATCACCCGCGGCACGGCTGCGCTGGCGGCTGGCGACATCATCAACGGCGCGATCGTGCTGGTGGTTTACGACGGCACGCAGTTCCAGCTCCTGTCCATCACGCGCTCAATCCAGACCAGCTCGACCATCGCATCGGCCTCGACGACGAACATCGGCGCGGCGAATGCGGAGTACCTCGCGGTCTCTGGCACGACGACGATCACTGCGTTCGACACCGTCACGGCGGGCATCTACCGGGTGCTCAAGTTCGACGGCATCCTGACGCTGACCTACAACGCGACCTCGCTCATCCTGCCGGGCGGCGCCTCGATCACCACCGCAGCGGGCGACACGGCCGGCTTCGTCTCGCTGGGTTCCGGCAACTGGCGGTGCGAGTGGTACCAGCGCTTCAGCGGCTCACCGGTCGGCGTAGTCGCGATCGCCAACGGCGGCACCGGCAGCACGACCGCTTCGGCAGCTCGTAGCGCGCTCGCCGTCCCGGGGCTTGCCGACGTCAATTCCTTCACCGCCGGCAATCGCGGCGCGGTGTCTGTCCTGACCGATGCGGCCACCATCACCGCGGACTTCGCGGTCGCCAACAACTTCTCGCTGACGATCGGCGGCGCACGCACCCTGGCGAACCCATCTAACCAGACCGCAGGCCAGTCCGGCGCGATCGTGATCACCCAGGACGGCACAGGCGGACGCACGCTGGCCTACGGCACGAACTGGAAGTTCGCCGGCGGCACCGTGCCCGTGCTGACCACCACCGCGGGCGCCGTCGACGTGCTGCTCTACTACGTCGAAAGCGCCAGCCGCATCACCGCGGCGATGCTCAACGACGTGAAGTGACGCCATGATCGTCCCCGGCTCCGCGAACGCTCTGCTGCTGGCCTCGCTTGCGGGCTACCAGGTCCCCTACTCGCTGCGGTTTCGCGCGAGCAACAGCGCCAACCTTCGGAAGACGTTTTCCTCCGCATCTACCAACTTCGATGTGCAGACCATTTCTCTATGGTTCAAGCGAGGTCGCCTTACGCTGACAGACAGCCCCATTGCGAATTGCCTCATTACGCAATTCGGGTCCGGTGGAAACTATCCAACCTTCGAGCTGGGTTTTGAACCAAGTTCCGATCAACTTGTATTTATGAACAGAAGCGCATCGACATCCTATAACCACCGCTTGGTAACGACTGCGCAGTATCGTGACCCATCGGCTTGGTATCACCTCGTCATTGCATACGACAGCAGCCTCGCCACAAGCACCGACCGCATCAAGATGTGGATCAACGGGGTGCAGATTACTTCGTTCTCAACCGCAACCTATCCGGCGCAAAATCTGGACAGCCAGTTGGCGAACAATACCTACTCGCAGCCCGCTGACATTGGCAGCTTTGCAAATGGAAGCAGGTATTTCGACGGCTACATGGCCGAGGTGAACTTCATCGACGGCCAAGCCCTGACGCCCAGCAGTTTCGGCCAGACCGACGCAACGACCGGCGTGTGGGTGCCGAAGAAGTACGCTGGCAGCTACGGCACCAACGGCTTCTATCTGAAGTTCGCTGACGCCTCTGCGGCCACCGCAGCCGCCATCGGCAAGGACAGCAGCGGCAACGGCAACAACTGGACGCCCAGCGGCATCTCGGTGACCTCTGGCACGACGTTCGACCAGAGCCTCGACACGCCGACGCTGGGTTATCCGGTCTGGTCGCCAATCGACAAGGCGACGGTGACGGTCAGCGAGGGCAACACGGCTGCGGTTCCGGCCGCCGATGTCCACGCCATCCGCGCCACGATGGCGTTGCCAGCGACCGGCAAATGGTACTGGGAAGTCGCCGTGTCTGCTTTGGGATACGGAACGGGTCTTGGCATTGCCGATAACGCATCCAACCTGACAGCCAACGCATCAAGCCCGGAAACTCGCACCTATCAGTTCGGTTCTTGGTTCAACTCGTTCAACGGTGGAGTTGTCCAGTATGGAACCAACCAAAATGTGCTTGGGGCAACCAACTGGACTGCCGCAAGCCAGCCCGCAGCCAACGACATCATCATGATTGCCGTCGATATGGACAACGGCTCGATGTGGGTCGGGAAGAACGGCACATGGTTCAATAGTAGCGGCACCGCGAACCCCGCGACTAACACGGACCCGCGTTGGACTGGCCTTAGTGGCACGACATGGTTTCCTTATATGTCGGGCTACGGTTCGGTAACGCCCGTCACCTGCCGCATCAATTTCGGCCAGCGCGCCTTCGCCTACACGCCGCCCAGCGGGTTCAAGGCGCTGAACACCGAGAACATCACCTCGACTGCGGTGTCCACCAGCGGCAGCTTCACCGGCAATGCGGCTGCAGATGGTCCGTTCATCTGGGCCAATGGCAACCCCGCCACGCTGACGATCAACGGCAATTCCGTCACGTTCGGCACGGACGCCGACAAGACGGCGGGCGGCTTCAAGCTGCGAACCTCGTCGGCCTCGTACAACACGAGCGGGACCAATAATTGGACCTCGACTGCCGGCAACCGTTTCGTGCAGAACAAGAAACCCAATAACGCCCAGGTGAACCCATGAGATACGCACTCCCCGACGGCCAGACCGTCCGCATCGACCAGGAGTTCGAAATGGGCGGCGTGCGGTATCCGTCCAACTGGCTGCGCTCCATGAACCACGACGAGCGCATGGCGTTCGGCGCGGTCGAGCTGCCGGAGCCCGAGCCGCCGGTGACGCCGTATGTCCCGACGGTGTTCGACGAGATTCGAAACCTGGAGGCGCTGATTACGCCCCGCCGACTGCGCGAAGCTGTGCTCACGCCGGAAGGCAAGGCGTGGCTTGAAGGCATCGAGGCGCAAATCTCTGCGCTGCGTCCGCCCAAGCAGGAGGTGGCACCGTGAACGAGACCACAAAGCACGCAATCGACGCGGCATCGTTTGGCACTGCGGTTGCTACCGTGGCTGGATGGCTCCCTTCGCTCGCGGCGGTCTTCACGATCATCTGGACCGGCATCCGCATCTACGAGACGAAAACCGTTCAGCACATCATCAGCCGCTTCCGAAAGCCCGCCGCGTGATTGATGGAAGCGCTGGAAGCTGTACTTAAGCTGTGGCCGCTTGCGATCGGCTTCATCACGCTCGTGATCGTGCTAGCGAAGCTAGACCAGCGCGTCCTCGTGATCGAGGAGAAGGTCAAGGCTCTGTTTGATCTTTGGAACAAGAAAGGTTGACGATGCCGACGCAAGAGGAAAAGCAAGCTGCGATGAGCGAAGCGATGGCTGCATCCGCCTCTAAGAGCGCGCTTGTCGAGAAGGTCGTGTTTGCGGCCGTGCCTATTTTGTTCTCTTGCGTTGTTTACCTCATGACCTCGTTGAGCAGCGCGCACAACGAGATCATCGTCCTAAAGGGCAAGATTGCGGTGGTGGTGAACGCCGAGAACAAGGCCATCCCGCCGCAGGGCACAACGATCGATATGGCGCAGATCCGCGAGAATCTGAACGACAAGATCGACCGCGTCGAACGTGACGCTGCGCTGTCGCGCGCCGCAATGACACTAGACCGTGAGCGCAGCATGGCGGCGATCGACAAATCCCGCCTCGACATGGCTGCAGACGCTGCGGCTGCAAGGGCTGCAATTCGCTACGAAATAAGCGCGCTTCGAGCCGAACTCGACAAGCGCATCGCGCTACTGGAGAAGAAGTGATGGACCTGCTCAAGATCGTTGGTGCGGTTGCGCCGACCATCGCGACCGCCATCGGCGGACCGCTTGGCGGCATGGCGATGAAGGTCGTCGCCGACGTGCTCGGGCTGCCGGCGGAAAGCAGCGAGAAGGACGTATCGAAGGCGATGGCGGCGGCAACGCCCGACCAACTTTTGGCGCTCAAGCAGGCTGACCAGGACTTCGCCGTACGCATGCGGGAACTCGACATCGACCTTGAGAAGATCTCCGCGTCGGACCGCGACAGCGCCAGGCGGCGCGAGGCGCAGGTGCGAGACTGGATGCCGCGGGTGTTGGCTTTCGTCGTGGTCGCAGGGTTCATGGCGACGGTGTTCCTCGTGTTGCTCGGGTACGTCGATGGGATGAAGGACCCGTTGATGGCTACTACTGTCGGCACGCTGATCGGGTTCGTCAGCGCCAAATGCGAACAGGTCGTGGCGTACTATTTCGGCTCGTCAAGCTCGTCGCAGCAGAAGACGCAGCTGCTGGCCGGGGGCAAGCAGTGACCGCGGCAACGTGGCCGCAGGCCTTTGCCTCGCTCCTCAAGCACGAGGGCGGATACGTCAACCATCCAAGCGACCCCGGCGGCCGCACCAACCTGGGCGTCACGCAACGTGTCTGGGAAGAGTGGGTCGGCCACCCAGTCGACGAGGCCGCCATGCGCGCGCTGACACCTGCAATGGTGGAGCCGCTCTATCGCAAGCGGTACTGGGACAAGATCCGCGGCGACAACCTGCCGGCCGGCATCGATCTGGCGGTTATGGACTACGCGGTAAACAGCGGCCCGGGCCGGGCGGCGAAGACATTGCAGGAGGCCGTCGGCATCGCTGCGGATGGGTCAATTGGGCCGAAAACGCTGGCGGCGGTGTCTGACGCAGACGCCCTGACGGTCATCGGCGAGATCTGCAACCTGCGCCTCGCGTTCCTCCGATCGCTTCCAACTTGGCCGACCTTTGGCAAGGGCTGGTGGGCTCGCGTCGAGAACGTGCGTAAGGAGGCGTCGTCGCTGGCGCGTCACCCCTCGCAGGAATAGACCGTTTCAGACCGGCGCAGCTTGCACCACTCCAGTTTGGTCGTGAACGAGGCGTCGCGGAACAGCACCCGGTTGGTCGGCTGGATCGTCAGGCGACCGCGCTGCGTTCGCATGAACATGAACTCCTTGGCCTGCGCCGGCGCGTGCGTATAGGCGTCGCTCACCGGGATGGCGGTGAACAGGTAATCCGCGGCTAGCTCGTCATCAGCCGCCCGCACGATGGCGTCAAGGCCGTCGAGGTAGTCGTAGATGTGCAGCGAGAACTGCGAGCCATAGCAGTCCCATGTTTGCGCGTCCTTGATCGTCCAAGGTGGCGGGTCGTCGCAGAACGCCAGCGCGTGGGGCGGCAGGTCTCGGTAGACCGCGCCGCATTCCAGCAGCACCGTGCAGCCCCATGCGCGGCCAGGATGACTATGCAGGCCGAACCAGACCGCCGGCAGCCATTCGTCGGCGTCGTAGCCGAGGAATGCGCCGTTGACCGAGACGTACTGGTGGCGCGGCAGGCTGCCGCTGGCGGTGAACAGGGTCATGGCATCGCCTCCCAGAACGCGCACACCCACATCGCCAAGTAAGCTGCGACCGCTATCGTTTTGACGCACGCCCTGCTCATTTCTGAGCACTCTTTTGAACATGCGTTATTTTTGGCGGTGGAAGGCGAAAGAGTGCAGTCCTCC